TCAGTATTACGTCGTTGGTTACAAGGGCAGCAATGCTTATGACGCAGGTCTGTTCTATTGCCCATATGTTCCTCTCCAAATGTATCGCGCAATTGGTCAGGACACCTTCCAGCCTCGCATTGGATTCAAGACCCGCTACGGCATGGTCCTGAACCCATTTGCTAAGGGTCTGACTGCACTTACCAATAGCGATCCTCAGCATAGCAGCAACATCTCTGCTAACGCTTACTATCGCCGTGTTCGCGTTAAGAACCTGATGTGATATAATATTCACATCCGTGTGAAGGAAGTGAGAGGGGTCTTCGGACCCCTCTTTTTTTATCTAAATATAATGTTCTCTTGGATTTCCTACAATGGCTAAATCCGCTAATAAAGGTAAGAAAGGTTCTTCAAAACAGAACCAAGGAAATGCTACAGCAAAGAAAGCAAAAAACGGGGGTAAGAAAAAATAGAGTATGCCACGCGAATGGAATACTTCTTTTAGGGAACCGTGGAACCCTATAATAAAGAAGTGCCTAGATGGCGTAGACCTCCACAACAGATTATATTTTGAAACTCAAGATGAATGGCATCTGGTACAGGCAGATTTGCTGCGTCTATATGTTGATAGGTTGAAGACCTGGATACACAATACAGAACCAGAAGCATTTCATAGAAAGTGAATGAGGAAAGAAGAAATAAATAGCTAGTGATACATCTCTAACTCCATGGCATACGATTCCGTTCTATTTGCCCCCCAGAATCAAAACTTTCTTTCTCCCATTGGATTTAAGTTTGTTATCGGCAGAACACCCCATGTCGATTATTTCTGCCAGTCGGCATCTATTCCTGATGTAAGCATTGGAGTTAGAGATATCCAAACACCAGTAAACGATTACTCAGTCCCTGGAGACAAACTATCTTATGGTGATCTGAACCTTCGTTTCATGGTCAACGAAAACCTGGACAACTACTACGAGATCTACAAGTGGTTGAAAGGTTTGACCAATCCAAAACACCAAGATGAATTTTTAAAATACATCGCAACCGTTGATGAAAAAGGTAGAGTAGATAATTTTGAGAAGACCATGAGCGATGCTCGTCTCCTCATCTTGAACAGCAACTACAACGTCTGTTCAGTCATCAACTTCTACAACATTTTCCCAACATCCTTAACAACACTTGAGTTTGATTCTTCTGCAACCGATGTTAACTACTTCACAGCAGAAGTAAACTTCAAGTATACTCTATACGAAATCACAGACAGTGACGGCAAGAAAGTATGAATCTTGAAACCCTTGATGACATGTGGCAGAAAGACGCCGCATTAGATGATGAAAAATTAGATCATGACAGTCTAGCGATCCCAAAGTTACACGCTAAATATTTAAGACTTTACAACTCGTTCTCAACCCTTCGGGATCAACAGGAACTGAGTGTAAAGCAAGTCTACCGTGATCGGTGGGAATACTATACAGGGAAGTCGGAAAAACCTTTCCATCTCAAACTCCTCAAACAAGATGTACCAATCTATCTTGAATCTGACGGAGAATATCAAAAGGCAGTCCTAAAGCTAAAGTATTTGAACCAGATGGTCGAGGCACTCAAGACCATTCTCACGGCAATTAACAATCGTTCGTTCCATATCAAGAACGCGATTGAGTTTGCCAAGTTTTTGAAAGGATATGAAATCTAACGTTATCATTCAGAAGAAGAACGAAGTCTACCTCAGAATTGAATGTGAACCTCACGTACAGTATGAATTAGCAGATGAGTTCACCTTCGATGTGCCTCAAGCAAAGTTCATGTCTGCCTACAGAAAGAGGTTCTGGGATGGAAAAATCAAGTTATTCTCCCCAGGTACAGGCGAGATTTATGTTGGTCTTCTCCCTTACATTACTTCGTTTTGCGAAGAGCGGGGGTACGAATACGTATATCGGGAAAACCAATTTTACGGACTTCCATCAGAAGTGGATGAGTTCGTTACACCCGAAGGAGTCGGAGAATTCGTAAAGACATTAAATCTTCCCTTTAAACCTAGGGACTATCAATACAAGGGGATCTATGAAGCACTTCGCCACAAGCGTAAGTTGCTTCTATCCCCTACTGGTTCTGGCAAGTCTTTGATGATCTATGCCCTCACCAGATTCTTTGAGAAGAAAAATCTGAAGACATTGATTGTCGTTCCTACTACATCCCTTGTGGAACAAATGCACAAGGACTTTGAGGAGTATGGATGGAACGCTGGTCATCACTGCCATAAGGTTTATGGTGGTCAGTCTCCTGTCTCTAACAAGGACGTGGTGATCACAACCTGGCAAAGTATTTACAAGTTACCAAAGAATTACTTCAACGACTTTGGCGCGGTTATTGGGGACGAGGCACATCTCTTCAAAGCAAAGTCTCTGACCAATATCATGAACAAACTTCATGACTGCAAATACCGCGTTGGGTTCACAGGTACTCTGGATGGTACACACACCAACCGCCTTGTTCTTGAGGGGGTGTTTGGTGCTGTCAATAAAGTAACCAAGACTGAGAGTTTGATTAGGCAAGGGCATCTGTCTGAGTTTGAGATCAAGGTTCTTCTGCTGAAGCATAACGGAAAATCTTTTGATAGTTACCAACAGGAGATGGACTACCTCGTAGAGCATGAGGGTAGAAATAAGTTCATTCGGAATCTTGTTTGTGACTTGGAAGGAAATACCTTGGTGTTGTTCAACTACGTTGAACGGCATGGTATGCCACTTTTCGATCTGATAAATAACAAGGTAGGGGAAGATCGATTGGTCTTCTTGGTACACGGGGGAGTTGAAGTCGAAGACCGCGAGAAAGTAAGACAAATCGCAGAGACTACATCAAACGCTATTATCGTCGCATCATACGGAACATTTAGTACAGGCATCAACATTAGGAATCTACACAATGTTGTATTTGCCTCCCCTTCAAAATCAAAAGTAAGAAACTTACAAAGCATTGGGCGCGTTCTCAGAAGAGGTGCCAATAAAAGAAAAGCAGTTCTCTATGACATTGCTGATGACATTAGCAAAGGTGGAAAGAGAAACTACACACTTAATCACTTAGTTGAAAGAGTAAAAATATACAATGAAGAAAACTTTAATTATGAATTTATTGATGTCAAAATTAGAGAGTAGTATGGATCAAGAATTTCTTGCAGCATTAAAACTAGTGTCTGGAGAAGAAATTCTTGCTGTTGCTTGTCACATTGTAGATGAAGATGGAGACTACGTAATCGTAGAGAATCCTATTGAAGTTGAAGAAGTGACCATGGGAAACAAACTTGGAGCTAAAGTATCTCCATGGATGAGGTTCTCAAGAGAAGATGTTTTTATTATTCCAAAAGAAAAGATCATCACAATTGTTGAAGTAGACGCAGACGTGCAAATGTTCTACGCTATGTCCTTGAGGAAACTCAACGCGGATACGGTAACAAAAGCATCAGGAAGAATATCCTCTGTAGAAGAAGCTAGAAATAAACTAGAAGATATCTTTAATAGCTAAAGCTTTCTTTCTGAACTCGCACACTCATATTCTACTGATGGAATGAGTGTTTGTCAAGCCTTGACTATGACCGTATGTTTTGGTAAGATAACTTCAGATGAAAACCAGGAATGAATGGTAAGAAGAAAAGCAGCATCAGAACACTACGTCAATAACAGAGACTTTTTAGACGCACTAGTTGTGTTCAAGAAGGAGTGTGCTCGTGCCAAAGAGAATGGTGAACCACGCCCTCCTATTAGCAATTACATTGGCGAGTGTTTTCTGAAGATTGCAACCCACCTTTCATACAAACCAAACTTTGTGAACTACATGTTCAGAGAGGATATGATTTGTGATGGAATTGAAAACTGCGTTCAATACATTGAAAACTTTAATCCTGAAAAATCCAGCAACCCGTTTGCTTACTTCACTCAGATTATCTACTATGCTTTTCTGAGAAGGATCCAGAAGGAGAAGAGGCAGTTGGAGATCAAGAATAAGATTCTAACCAAGTCTGGTTATGATCAGGTCTTCCATACTGATAGCAACGATGCTTCTTCTGACTATAATACGATTAAAGAAAACGTGGAGATTAGAATTAAATGAGTGAGCATCCTGAAATTGCAGAACACGAATGGATTGATGATTGCTTCCGTGTTTATGAAACACAATACAAACTGTGGCACAGTGCTTCTAAA